CATGGCTACGCCCACGGCGAGAACGCGACAGTCAAGCAGGGGCTCCACTACGCCGTCCATGGCGGCGGCCTAATCCACGGCCACACGCACACGCTGGCCAGCATCGCCCTGACCCAACACGGCAGCGGGAACGCCTTCAGCGCCGGGTGCCTCTGCCAGAAGGAGGCCATGGGCTACGCCTCCGGGCGCCTAGCCACCGCTCGCTGGGGCACGGGCTGGGTCGCGGGCTGGACTGATGGCGACAACTGGAAGGCTTGGCTGGTCCACAAGGTCGGCCAGAACTACGTCTGGACCACGGGCCTCCGCATGTTCAATCCCAAGAAGCGCAAATGAGCCAAGGCACCAGCGTCGTCGCAAACCACCGCGTCAGGGACGACATCCTCGACGCCATCGTCTCCGAAATCCAGAAGCAGGCCGAGAAGGCCCCGCCGGGCTTCCACCCCATCGACTACTGGGAGAAGCGCTGGAAATGCAAACGCTCCTGCGCCAAGCGCTACCTCGGCGAGGGCGTCAAGGCGGGCATCCTGGAGCGCATCGAGCTCCGCCGCTACACCGGCAAGTACGTCCGCCGCGCCCCCTACTACGGCCCCGCCCGCAAGAAGGCTCGACAGAAGCCCCCCCGCTAGGCATACCCCTCCCCGCAAGCCATGCAAAACCCCGACGACCTTATCGCCCGGGCAAGGAAGTACCTTGCCACCCTCCCCGAGTCCATCGAAGGCCAGAAAGGCCACGACGCCCTCTTCCGCGCCGCCACTGTGCTGGCCCACGGCTACGCCTTCGACGACGCCACCGCCCTCGACCTCCTCCGCGAGTACAACGCCACCAAGTGCTCCCCCTCCTGGGACGAGAAGGAGCTGGAGCGCAAGATCCGCGAGGCCGGCCGCCGTGCCCACGACAAGCCCAAGGGTTGGCTGCTCGACGGCGCCAAGCCCCACGTGCCAGACTTTAAATCAGCCAGCCCCAGCGTGAAGATTAGCCAGCCCCCAAAGACCGCCACCCTGGCCGACCTGCCTCCCCCCGCCTCCCCGGCCGTCGTCGCCCCTTCCGATTTCCTCACCTTCACCGACTTCCTCTTCGCGGCCTTCCGTCCCGACGAGCAGGTGCAGATTGAGACGCCCGCCGACCTCGGCGCCGATGGCAAGGGCCGCCCCGCCGGCAAGGGCATCGTGAAGACGGCCACCGACTGGAACAATCTGGTCAACGTTGACCCGCAGCTCGACGGCGGCCCCGCCGGCTCCTTCGTCCGCATCAACCCCGTCAAGGACGCCGACGGCAAGGACGCCAGCATCACCGCCTACCGCCACGTTCTGCTGGAATGGGACACCGGCACCAAGGAAGAGCAGCGCGCCCGCATCGCCCGCTCCAACCTCCCCGTCACCGCCATCGTGGACTCGGGAGGCAAGTCCGTGCATGCTTGGGTCCGCGTGGACGCCAAGGACCGCGCCGAATACGACGCCCGCGTCGCCCAAGTGTTCGCCCTCTTCGCCGACTGCCCGCCCGACAAGCAGAACAAGAACCCGTCCCGCTTCACCCGCCTCCCTTGCGCTATCCGTGGCGACAAGCGGCAGGCCCTCATCGACATCAACCAAGGGCTGCCCAACTGGGAAGCCTGGACGGCGTGGAAGGGTCAGCAGGACGAAGCCCTGCAACAGGCCGCCGACGGCACCGAGGTCTTCGACCTGGAGCAGATGGACGCCTTCGACTCCGCCGCCGACCCCACTGTGCTGGTCGGACGTGAGCGCCGTTGGCTCTGCAAAGGCTACGCCCTCCAGATCGTCGGCTTCGCCGGCACCGGCAAGTCCACCCTGTGCATGCAGATGTGCACCCACTGGGCGCTTGGCCTCAACCTGTTCGGCCTCCAGCCAGTCCGCCCTCTGAAGATGCTCCTCATCAATTCGGAGAACGATTTTGGCGACATGGCCGAGATGTGGGCCGGCTCGACGCGAGACTTCACCATGGGCGAGAAGGCCCGACTCAAGGAGCAGCTCTTTATCGTGCGCAACACAAAGGCCCGAGGCGCCGCCTTCGTCGAGGCCCTGGAGCGTTACATCAAACAGTATACGCCAGACTGTGTGGTAGTGGACCCCCTTCTGGCGTTTGTCGATTTCGAGATAGCAGATCAGAAGGAGACCACCGCCTTCCTTCGCGGACTCATCCTCCCGCTCCTCCAGCGCACCGGCGTCGCCCTGGTCTACTACCACCACACCAACAAGCCCACCGCTGGCCTCGACCTTGACAGCATGATGCCCCAGCAGCTGGCCTACCTAGGTGCAGGAGCGGCAGAGTGGGTAAATTTCGCACGAGATTCGGGGTTTTTATTTAGAACCAAGGCCGAGGAAGGGGAAGAGCAGGCGACCTTCCGCTTTGGCTTCTCCAAGCGCCAGACGCGATCGGGCCTGCGGAACTCGGAAGGCAAGTTCGTCCCCTACGTGAAACTGGCCCACTCGACCCAGCCCGGCACCCTCCGCTGGGTCTATGCCCTAGGGGATAGCCTGCCCGCCCAAGGGAAGCCCCATTCCAGCCCCGCCAAGGGGTCTAGGAGCGGGGATAGCATTCGGTGAGGGGTAGGACAGCCCCTCGGCCTTAACCCCGTCTTAAATCGCCTTCCAGCCAATCCTTGGCAAAGCCAATGCCATTCTTTACCTCTGACTCTTTTTCCTCCTTGTTTTCTCTCCTGTTTGTACCAAACAGGTGGGGTATGCCTTCGCATTTACCCCTACGGGGATGCTCGGCTACCCCTACGTTTAAACCTACTGAAACCTATGGGTGGGCCAGTTAGGTAAAAACCTTTCCCGATTAACCTATGAATAACCCAAAGCACAAAGAGTTTGAACTGACCCGCCGACGCCAGAAGGCATGGCGTGAACGCCGCGAGCACATGGAGGGCATCCGCCAGCGCGCCGTTGCCCGGGCCGCCCAGGTACGCCGCGAGAACAACGACGCCCTGATCTCCCGCCTCGCCACTCTGCCGGCCGAGGTGAGCACCGACGAGCTGCGTGCCTTCATCGACGGCAAGTACCCGGGCACGTACAACAGTTTCTGCAATCGGCTGCGCAAGCACGGCATGATGACCTTCGACCCGTTCAAGGGCGAGTTCGGCGTCTGGGTAAACCACTGCATCCCGAGCGGGAACAATCCTAGGCTGGACGCCACATCTGGCGGGTAATGTTCCCGAGCGGGCACTAATACGCCACGCACGGCGTCCTAACCTTTTGTCCTTACCCAATCCCTAGGGCTGGTCATTACTATGCCCATACATGCGCTACGTACTCGACCTAGCCACGCGCGGCGAGCTGTACGTTGATACGTCCTTCGTGTCGGCCGTGGAGGTCGTGGAGATCGTGAACATCGAGAAAGAGAAGGGGACGGGATTTGAACGATACGGCATCAACGCGCCCGAGAAGGAAACGCACCAGAGGCCCGGGATGGTGGTCCACATCGACGGCGAGAAGTTCACGTGCGAGTATGACGCGGAGTTCCTGGACGAGTGGATGAGTGAGTCGGAGGGGCCGATACACTGATGCCAGGGCTCAACGGCTTCGACTACGCGGCGAGCAAGGAGGACCGCCAACACGCCAAGCGATACGACGCCTGGTTTAAGTCCCTGCCCAAGGTGCAGCAGGACAAGCTGCGCGAGGAAGGCGCTGGCCCGTACAGCGAAGCCCGCACGCATGACCACGTGTTCCCGATCTACGAGCAGGCGGCTATCTGGGCATACAAGCCCAACGAGGTGCGCGTGGAGCAGGATGAGTTCATCTCTCGCGAGCAGGTGGCCAACATCGTCAACGACGTTGTGCAGATGCTTGGCTATACGCGTGACCCTCGGGTGCGCCGGCACTGGGAGCTTATGCGCCTCATCCTCCGGGCACCTGGTCATCTCAACGGCAAGGAGATCGGCGAGATGTTCGGCGTGACGAAGCAGGCCATCAGCATACAGGCCAAGGGCATGCTGGCCTTTGTGGACAAGCGGCGGCAGGCCAGCGTGCAGGCCCAGCTCGACGCGGCGGCGCACACCCCCGAAACCCCCCCTAAAGGCATCTCTTTTGACCCCCCCCGGGCTCCGCGTGGCTCCGACAC